GTACTAGCTGAAAATCAACGCAAGGTTTTAACCGAAGTTATAGATAGTTATATTGCTAAACTACAAAAAGACGACTTAGCTAGTGCTAACTTACCTGACGCAGTTAATCAAGAATTCTATGCTAGTTATATAAAATCAAGTAGTAAGTATTTAGTAGAAATACAATTAAGAACAGAGAATATCGAATCAGGCTCAGCAAGTAATCCAATTATTGCTGAACTTAGAAAAATGTTCACATTAACTGATAAAGATACAGAAGATATTTTAAATAAGTCTCCTACTTTAAGTCAAGCATTACTTACTACAAAAGGCTCCCCTAGTTTTGCAGAATTATTAGCATTAGATCTTGCTATGACAATGTCTAATAAACCTAATGTTAAGCAGAAACATACTGCTCAACCTACTTTGGTTGCAAAAAAGAAAAATCCAATTGTTAAACCAAAAAGTAATAAAGCTGATATACAGAAACTAAAGGCTTTAAAAACTAAAGTCAAAGCTGTAAAAAAGAAGCCTGAACAATTTAAAATACAACCAGAATTAACTTATAATTTAGTTCTTTTACAGGCTTTAATTAATGAAAATTTACAAAATGTAATTTCAGCTAATATGGGCGATGGTACTGCAAGAAATGTTCTAAACTACAGAACCGGACGCTTCGCAGCGTCACCTAAAGTACTTAGTATGTTACAAAGTAGAGACGGAATGATTACTGCTTTTTATACATATATGAAGAATCCTTATGCAACTTTCTCAGAGGGCGGCCGTCAGTCTAGACCAAGATCCCGAGACCCTAAGTTGTTAATTGCAAAATCTATTAGAGAAATTGCAGAAACAAAAGTAGCAAACAGACTAAGATCGGTATTAGTATGAGCAGAAGAACCTCAATCTTAAGAGCCCTTGTAGAAAAAATTAAGCAAATAGACGGTAGCGAGGGCTATAATACTAATCTATTTAATAACGCATATCCTACTATTCGCTTTTGGGATGAAGTAAATGATTTTCCGTGTGTATATAGTTCTGTAGGTTCTGAAACCAGAGACTATCTTCCAGGAGACTTTACATGGGCTTACTTAGGTATCTCATTAAAGATTTATACTAAAGGCGAGGACAGTCAACATCAACTTGAATTGTTACTAGAAGATCTAGAAACCGTTATAAATAATAATCGTGTTCTACAATACGATGAAATCAATAACTACGAAACTACCGAGATTTTAGTAGTTTCTATAACTACAGATGAAGGGCTGTTAGCGCCTTATGCTGTAGGTGAAATAAACCTTCAGGTTAGATATCAGCTAATGTAACCCGTACTTTATGCAGCGCAGATAATCGTCTAGTTAAGCATACAAGTACCATATAAAGGAAATAAAATGGCATTAAATCTAGTACGTAATAGTAGAGTATTCTTTACTACAAACGTAGATTCTACTACTGGTGTTGTTGGCACCACAGGATTTACTTCAGCAAATACACAAGAAATTCAAGTTCTTGATGGATTTACTTTTTCACAAAACACAACAGCAGATACCGTAACGATCTCCGAAGCTGGCGTTGCTCCAGTTCGTGGTCAACGTAGTTTTAACACTGCACTAGCTCCAGTGGACTTTTCAATGTCTACTTATATTCGTCCATTTAATGCCACTACTGCAATTACTGCAGAAGAAGCAGTTTTATGGAACGCGCTATTAGGTGCAAATGCCATCTCCACAGCTAATACTATTTCAGTTGGTGGAACTGTTTCTGGTGCTACATACGCATTTGCAGCAGGCGAAGGCACTGTTACTATTTCAGGAACTAGCTTAACTTATGCAGGTTTATCAGTTGGCGATTCAGTGGTTATCTCCGGACTATCCCACGCAACTGACGGTACAATCTTAAACAATGCAGCTAAAGTTGCTTCATTAAGCTCAACAGCAATTACTCTTGAACTAGCTACTCCTAAAGCAGCCGGTGCAGCAATTACTTCAATTACTGCTGGTACAGTTAAATTGTACAAATCAGCTTGGGCTCCAGTAGCTTCAACTTACTCAGTTGTTACAACTGGTGGTTCTAACCTAAACCAGCTACAAAAATTCGGTATGATCTTTATTGTTGACAGCGTTGTTTACGTTGTTGATAACTGCGCCATGAATCAAGCAGTAATCGATTTTGGTTTAGATGCTATCGCAATGGCTGCCTGGACAGGTCAAGGTACACAACTAAAGCAATCAACAGTAATTACAGCATCCACACTAAGCGGTGCAGCTGCTAAAAATACAGCCGCTCAGTTTATTACCAACAAGTTAAGCACAGTGTCAATGAGTTTAGTTAACTCACTAGGTTCTGCAGCTGCTGGTACTAGCTATGCAGTAGCATTAACTGGTGGTTCAATTACCATCAACAATAACATTGCTTACATTACACCTGCTAACTTAGGTACTGTTAATATTCCTACCACGTATTACACGGGAACACGTGCTATTACTGGTACATTGAATGCATACTTGAAAACAGGTAGCGGCGTTAACAGCACAGGTCAACTATTGGCCGATATGCTTGCAGCAGCTAACTCAGCAATTGAGCCAATGGCAGCCTTATCAATCACAATCGGTGGTGCTACAAATGCTACTAAAGTGGTTCTAGAAATGCCTTCAGTTACGTTTAGTATTCCAACAGTGGACGTTCAACAAGTTGTTTCAACAGCTATTAACTTCACAGCCGAAGGCTATACACCTAGCGCAACCACAGATGCTAATACATTTGCACTAGATGAAGTCAACGATCTAACAGTTCGTTACTACGCAGCTTAAGTTTTATGGGCACCGGGTTGATCTCCGGTGTCTCTTTTTCTCTGTCTTATAATAATTTAAAGGATATATTCCATTATGGCAACAACAAATGCAGCCCTTAGTTTAAAATCGCTTTTAGTACCTTCTAAAACAGTAGAAGTTGACTATCCAGGCTTGAACGGGTTTAAAGTTAACGTGGTATTTTTATCAAGAGAGACATTAGTCTCCATCCGTAAAAAAGCTACAAAAACTACTTATAAGAATCGTCAACCTGTTGAAGAACTAGATGACAAATTATTCTTACAACTATATGTTAACGCATGTATTAAAGGATGGTCTGGATTTAAACTTAGTTACTTAGAACAACTGGCTCCAGTTGATTTAACAGGACAAGATCTAGATGCCGAATTAGCTTACGATCAAGACAACGCGCTTTTCTTGATGCAAGCTAGTGCCAATTTTGATGCCTTTATTAGTGAGACGGTTACAGAACTAGCAAATTTCACGAAGACCAGTACCTCCGCTTAAATGCACAGCTAGAGAACTACTTTTCAAACAGCACTGTTAGTATGACTAAGGATGCTTATTTTGAATTGTGCGAAGCAATGGGCACTGAGCCTGTTGAAGAAGAAATTCCTGTGGATTTTGAGGATTTTTACATAGATGTACAGGAAGCTTTAGCTATATATCAGAAACTAAAGGACGAGTGGGATACCATGAACGGAAACTACATGGGTAAAAGCTACGCTGGAATTATTGATATATTTACCATTTTAGAGGTACCGGTCGAAGATCATAAAACATTGTTTACCTTAATAGGCATTATTGATCGATACAGATCAAAAGCAATTAGTGATTCAAAACCTAAGAAGTAATAAAAGCCCGCAAATCCAAAAGATCTGCGGGCTTTTTCTATGGGTAAAGAAAATTTAACTATTGACAAGTTATTGTTATAGTGATATAATTGGATTTACTAATAATAGTAGGTAAAATTTTTGCCTACCATAGTGGGAGAAAGCATGACTATAAAGCAAACTATACAGGTAGATGTACAAAGTAACCTGAGTGAGGAAGCTAAACTTGCAAAAGTAATAAGAGATAATTTAGAAGCTGCTGGTAAAGTTCGCATAGCTACTAGTACAGCTAGCGCTAAGATGGCCGCTGCTGGAGGCACAACAGGTGCCCAAAGCAGCTTAGCACGTGGAGTAGGTGGACTTACTGGTGCAGCCGGTAGAGATTTTGCCGCCCAGCAACAAGGTTTAGGCGGATTAGTAAGATTATATGCAACTTATGCAGCTAATCTATTTGCTGTTAGTGCTGGTTTTAGAGCACTTTCAAATGCAATGGATACTACCAATATGGTCAAGGGCTTAGATCAACTAGGTGCTGCTACTGGTAGAAATATGGGTTCGATTGCAAAACGCTTAGCAGATTTAAGTGATGGAGCTATTTCACTTCGCGAAAGTATGCAGGCGGTAGCACAAAGTACCAGTGCAGGTATGACTAGTAAAAATATTGAGCGTATGGGCATGGTTGCTAAAAATGCCTCATTAGCATTGGGTGTAGCTATGCCAGATGCTATTGGACGTTTAAGCCGTGGTATTACAAAGCTTGAGCCAGAATTATTAGATGAACTTGGTATTATGACCAAGATTGAACCAGCAGTTAATGCCTATGCTAGAAGTGTAGGAAAAGCAGCGGGTCAATTAACAGATTTTGAACGTCGCCAAGCATTTGCAAATGCTGTGCTATTAGAAGGCGAACAAAAGTTTGGAGAAATTGCAGATTTAGCTGCAAATCCATACGATAGACTACTGTCAACTTTAAAGAATGTAGCACAAGGCGGTTTAGAGGTACTTAACAAAGTATTAACCCCAATAGTAAATTTATTAGCCTCTAGTCCCACAGCTTTAGTAGGTGTACTAGGTGTTTTAGGTATATCACTACTAAAACAAGCATTACCCGCATTGGGTGAATATAAAGCAGGACTAGCTTCTGTTGCAGAAAGAGCTTCTCAGATTTCGACCCAAAAAGCAGCAGACGCAAAACTAGCCAGAGAACAGATTAATAAACAAATTATTGATCAAGTAGAATTACGCGCTAATAAAGAAATTGCTGCAGTAGATGCCGCCGAGAAAAAAATACAAGCATTACAAGCAGGAACTTTAGATAAAAGAACTATAGCTTATAAAATATTACAAAAAGCTTCTCAAGATGTTACAGCTGAAGATTTTAAAAAATTAGAAGCTTCTGCTCAAGACGCAGAAAATAAAGGTTTAAAAGAAAAAGCCGTTCTAACTAGAGAAATTGGTGCAGCCATTAAAGGCTCAAAAGC